TTTAAACGATAAAATACACCTTAGTATATGAAAGACACTTTAACCGCCCTACAGGACGATTTCAAGCTGTTTCTGCAAGCTTTGTGGACACAGCTAGACCTACCATCACCAACGAGGGCACAATATGCAATTGCAGATTACTTGCAGAGTGGTCCCAAGCGACTACAGATACAGGCGTTTCGGGGAGTTGGTAAGAGCTGGATTACTGGTGCTTTTGTTCTTTGGACTCTATTTAATAACCCGGAAAAGAAAATAATGATCATATCTGCCTCTAAGGAGAGGGCAGACAACATGAGTATCTTCTTACAGAAAATAATTATTGAAACACCGTGGTTAAAACATTTGCAACCCAAATCCGACGACTCAAGGTGGTCTCGTATAAGCTTCGACGTAAATTGCAGTCCGCACCAAGCACCTTCAGTGAAGAGCGTGGGTATTACTGGTCAGCTAACTGGATCACGAGCGGATCTTATGATTCTCGACGACATCGAAGTTCCCGGAAACAGCATGACGGAGTTCATGCGTGAAAAACTACTTCAACTTTGTACCGAAGCCGAGTCAATCCTTACGCCGGAAGACGATAGCCGTATTATGTATCTCGGGACTCCTCAGACTACTTTTACTGTTTATCGTAAGTTGGCAGAGCGGAATTATAGACCATTTGTTTGGCCGGCAAGATTCCCAAAAGACACAACACCATATGACGGATTAATAGCTCCACAATTACAAGAGGACATAGATAATGGTGCTTTACCTAATACTTGTACTGACCCTGACAGGTTTGATGATGACGACTTGGTGGAAAGAGAAGCGTCCATGGGAAGGAGCAACTTTGCTCTTCAATTCATGCTCGACACTTCCCTATCCGACGCTGAGAAGTTTCCCCTCAAAATGTCTGATCTTGTTGTTACAAGTGTCAATCCTGCTACTGCACCCGATAATGTCATCTGGTGCTCAGATCCCCGAAATGTCATCAAAGACATACCAACAGTGGGACTCCCCGGGGACTATTTCTATTCACCTATGCAACTGCAAGGAGAATGGACTGAATATACCGAGACAATTTGCAGCGTTGACCCGTCAGGACGGGGTTCCGACGAAACTACTGCTGCATATATATCCCAAAAAAACGGCTTCCTCTATCTGCATGAAATGCGTGCATACAGGGATGGCTACAGCGATAATACCTTGCTCGACATCCTTAGAGGATGTAAAAAGTTCAATGTTACAACGTTGGTTGTCGAGACAAACTTTGGAGATGGAATTGTAAGTGAACTATTTAAGAAACATATTCAACAGACAAAACAGCGAATACTTATTGATGAAGTTAGAGCGACTATTAGGAAAGAAGACAGGATCATTGATAGTCTTGAGCCTGTTCTTAACCAACATCGCCTTGTGGTTGACCGTGGGGTTATTGATTGGGATTACAATTCAAACAAAGAACTTCCCCCAGAAAATAGACTCCTCTACATGCTCTTCTATCAAATGAGTAGGATGTGCCGGGAGAAGTACGCTGTTAAGCACGACGACAGATTAGACTGTCTAGCCCAAGGGGTTAAGTACTTTACAGATGCACTGTCTATTTCAGCACAAGAACAGGTCAATATTAGGAAGTCTGAAGAGTGGATGGATATCCTTGAAGCTTTCATAGACAATCCCCAACAAGCCACTAACCATCTGGTTTTAGGGATGAATAAAGACCAAAGACAACAAGCTAGAGGTTTACCTGACGGAAAGTCAACCCCTCACTGGTTTTAGGGGGGTCCCCCTACCTATACAGGGGAAGGGTGGACCCTTGTAGGGGAGGAGTGAGACTGCTAAAACCAGCGACTCCTTCCTTTTAACTAATATCCGTGAATGATATTAATGAAACAACTCCACTAACTACCTAAACAGTAATAACAGTAATAACACTATATATGCCAAAACTTAAGTTAAATACCTTTAAGAACATGTACAAGAGTTTGAAGACTCCTTGGAAACCTATTAACTGGATTATATTAGGTTACTTAATTGGGATAGAGAAGAGATATATAGAGCTTAAAGCTGCACATGAAGTAGATACTGCAGTAAGGAAGTATAAACAGGACTATTTTGAGAAGACTGGTGTCTTAAAACAACCTGACGTACGTATGAAGAAGACCGATACAGGTTGGGAGATGTCGATAGGTGATATAGATGATAATTGAAGTATTATTCTGGACGTCTCTTACAATGGTGGTCTTATATCAACTAAAGCTCTTTAAAAAATAACATAAATGTCTGAAGTGGTTAACGTAGTATAGCAGGTTCCAAAATCCCCCCAAGGGGGGTCGAAAAACATGCACGGGGGATGTATAGTCTGCCGAGAATCCAGTGATGGCAGTGCTTTTTCCAATGTTCTTCATGTGCTACGCTCCGTTTCGGCAGCGAGCGAGGCAATCATCGACAATCTCATGGCGATAGCCATGCGTCTCAATCTCTCTCGATCTGTTGCCTTAACATTCTCAGCTTCATTACACAATTACTATTGTGACAGAAATATAATTGGTACAGTAGACAGATTAGGATACACCACGGTATAATAACTCTAGGATGAGTTGTTGATGATCTTGTTATCTCGACTCTCCCTGATAAGGGTGAGGAGAGTCTCAATAACTTCAATCACAACTCACCTCAACCATAAAACGAGCTTCGTGCTTAGTTGCTTACAACAATCGGTGTCAATCAACAGATTGTTCAGACTAAGACCCACCTTGATAAGTGGCTCTGACAACACAGTTGTTAAGAGCGTAATCGGCGACCTGTAAAAAGGGATCGAAGCGAAAGGCACAGCAGACCAGATCCTCACCGCCGTTCATACATGTCGAAGCATGGGAAGTACACACCGCCAGCCCATCCACCGGGGTGCATACTCGTTCGAGTCGAGTTGCTGGCATTTGTTTACACAAATGAAATGCAAGTTCAAATGTTCTTCGGACGCAACATACCCACTGGTGGATACGTTGACGACCAAGCATGGAAGCAGTATCAAGTACTGCTCGACAATCTCCTTGATGGTATGACCATCCTTGATGGTATTGGTTACTGGAAAGGAGAACAAGAAAGAATGAAGGTTGTCTCTACGTCAGTAGAGGATGAGCAAACTGTTAACAAGATCGTCTCTGTTTACAAACAGATGTTCAATCAAGACAGCGTAGCTGTTCAGTATATGCCACCTCTTCAATTCTATTAGCTAGAGATACTCGACTCTCCCTGTTAAGGGTGAGGAGAGTCTCATCTCTACTAGCTAGACATGGCTGTCACATGATGGTTCGATTCCATCACTAGCTCTCATCCTTTGGATGAATTGTTCTTTATACATTTCGATTATGTTCATTGTTAAACCTAGATACTCAACTGCTGTTGAGTTTGCTGCTGTTAATCCATTCACTGCTACTGCAGTTATCAGATACACCAACGGTTATGAGTACAAGTACTCAAACGTTGACAGACTTAAGCTCATCAACTTGATGATGAATGACAACATGTCATTAGGATTCTGGATCCGTGAGCTAAGTAACAATGCTGTTACTTGTAAGTACACTGACCGTTCACCTCGAGCTGTCAAGGCTACCGGCGTTATGACTTACGAGTTTATTGGTTGTACCAATGACGCTGAGTCAACACCTAGATACCTAACTAGACAGCAAAGGCTTACAGCTTTTGCAGCCTAATACGGAGTATTAATATGTTTGATTTATTTACCATCACTGGCTACGACACCAAAGGTGTAGTCCAAGAGAGCGAGACCGTGACTGATGACTGGTCATCAACCGAGTTATGCCTTGCACTTGCAGACCAGTACTCATACGCAGAGACCACCTATGGTGGCAGACACTACGGCGAGTACGGTAACAGACCTTCTGCTTTAGGCAGAAGAATCTACTAGCTGACTGGTGTAGGTGAGGTTCGACTCCTCACCCAGCTATTACCAACCAATGAGGTTGGTCTTATTTCCTATGGATCTTTTAAAAGAAGCTCTCGATGTTCGCTTCGATTGTATCGAAGAGTGCAGAGACGTGATGAATCACGGCTGCTCGGGAGGAGTGACCGGCTTTATCTACTACTCTGAGACATCAGAGTTCTATGACGAATACGAGTCAGACATAGAGAGTATTCTCTATGACCTTGGTTACATACATAACTTTAAACAGGAAGATACTGTAAGTATCAAACATTTAAAGAATGCTGCTGTATGGGCAGTAGTTGAATACTACTGCAGTTGCAGAGTAGGCGACCACGAATACGCAGAGGTTGCCTGATGTCCAAGGTGTACACATACAGAGGCATGACCATCACCCACGCACAGCTTGACCGTGTGCTCGAGTGGGCGTATGCACGCATGCTCGAAGATAAAAAGCTTAAGTCTCATGGACAGTCAAGACCAAGGACTGTCGAGCTACCCGACATATAGCATGGACGCTCACCTCGTACGCTACTTATGCACCTCAGTATAA